GTAATGGCTGATGTTAATGTAGTCTGTTGTGAACGGGATGAGTATTTGCGTGTTGTCATTTATGTTCCTATCGGCTGTAGTGAACTCGGGCTGGGTACTGTTGCTGTTGTGCTTTTGTTTCCTCGGCCAAGCGCTGTGTGTATAGAGCAAAGAGTTGTCGTGTTGCATTTCCAGATGAACCAAATGGACGCTTTGAATCTGTCTCATCTGCTTGTGGGCTAACCATCGCAGCACGGGCTGGGTCAAGATAGGTAAGTAATCTATATGCAGCACCAAGAATTACCACGTCTCTAACAGACTCAGGTAATCCAGTTGTTGTTGTAAATACATCTGAGTTAGTAGATAGTGCTGTTGGTTCAGTTGCATATACAACCTTTACAGTTCTACCAGGAGTAATAATATCTCCAATGGTTACTGTTTGTGATGTAGCACCCCAAGTAGTAATCTCTGGTAGTGCATCAAAATCAAATCTTTTAACACGAATCCATTCTTTAGATGGACCAATGCTTTCCCAGTGCATTGTCAATATGTTTCTAATATTTAAATTCTCTAATTCATAGGTACTAACTGCTGCATTATATGTAAAGGTTGTCTGTTTAACTGCAAAGATAGATGAGCCTAATGCTCGAACTGTGTCATTGATGGCACGCTTTACCACGTAGCGTGGGAAGGTTGGGCTAATAATAACCCTGCTTCCAGCAGCAGCGGTAGATGGTGTGGTACCTAGATAGCCACGACCATACGGGGATATGGTTGCTGTATTAGCAATACGGTCAAATGAATCAACCCATAATAATTCTTCACCAATTTCAATAGTACCTTTACCAAGGTCTGTACTTGCAAGTTGTAAAACTGTAGGGCTAGCAATGGTAGATGTTGTAGTGGCTAATGTTGCAGTAAGATGTGTAGACTTATCCTGCTGTAGGGTATAGCCAGCAAGGTTAATAAGAACTTCATCAACCATATTATTTAGAGTAGACACTATAATTTACCTTATCTGTACTTAGATGTTTTTTTGGCTATTGGTTTTGGTTGCTTAACAAATTGTTTGCCCCGTTTATTACCTGCAGCCTTAGCCTTATTAGTTGCTGCTTTTTCAGCAGGACTTAATGCAGCCCACGCTTTCTCAGGTAGATATCTTTTTTTGCCCTTAGATGGTTTACCATCAGAAGTTTTCCACTTCTGTGCAGTCCAATCCTTTAAAGACTTTTGAGACTTAGCAAGGGCCATTACTTGTATCCTCCGCCAGCCTTCTTGTATTGCACAGCAAGTAGTTGTGCTTTACGGGCTGACCATTCCCCTGGGTCTCCGCCCTTAGAACCAGCCTTAATTTTCTTAAATAATGCTGCTCTCATACCAGGCTTTGTATAGTTACCAGCCTCATTAACTTTAGATTTAGTTTTCTTCTTCATCTGCAACTACAATCCCAAGCACGAAGTGATTTATTAATTCTAGAATTTGGGTCTCTTGCTGTCTTAGCAGAGGTTAACTTAGCCTTCATACCGCACATACGACCACAAAAAGATTTACGTCTAGCAGCAGACTTGGGCGACCTCTTAGCCTCGCCAGCCTTAACTGGTGCTTTAAGGTTCATACCTTGTGCTCTAGCAGATGCCCTACCTTTGGCGTTCAAACCACCTTTAGGGTTCTTACCTTCTTTTCTTTGCCATGCTGCTGTCTTTGCCATACTCCCCGTACCTTCCAAGAACAGACCTAATGATTCCGTTTTTACCCATACGAACCACTAGGCCGTCTTTAATTTGAACTGGATTAAAACCATCATGGCGTTTGTAACTACCAGATGATGCCATTATTTTTTCTTACCCTTAACCTTTAATAGGTTTGGATTTTTTTTCTTTGCAGCCTTACTGGCTTTCCTTGCACCCGCAGCCAAGATAGCGCCAGCACCTGCCATAGATATTCCTTGCTTCTTCGCAATCTGCTTCTGGGCTGCTTTGAAGCCCATTCCCTTTTTGGCTTTCATTATCTACCTCTACGTCCAGGTGGTGAGATTTTAGTTTCGGGTATAAACAGTCCTGGATATTTTTTTTCAATTGCTTTTTTAGCAGCAGCCTCCGCTGCAGCCACACCTTTAGGAGATATCTGTTTTTGAAATTCCTTCATTGCACCTTCACCTTTTAATTTACTAGGCTTAGGTTTAGGTTTTTTGTTAACCTTTACCCCAAACTTAGAATCTAATTCTTTAGGCTTTTTTTTAGGTACATCATACATCTTGTCCATATTACTTCTTCTTACCCATTTTTTTCATGGTCATCTTTTTCATTGTCATTTTCTTGTCTGACTTCTTGGCTGCTTTCTTAGCCATAGCCTTGCCCTTCATTGTGTAAGGGAACTTCTTTCCGTCTACCATTGGCATATCATGCTCCTATTTCTGTCATAACCTTTGCGGTTTTTTTATTTATTTGTTTTGCATTTGGGTCTTTCTCAGCATTATATGCCCTACCCAAATTCTCTGATGCTTTCTCTGCAGCAACTATCTTTTCCATAGTAGTTCCTGCTGGTTGAATACCCTGTCTACGAGCATTCCTATAGGCTTCTAGTTCGCCTTCCCACTTACGTCTTGGCATAGCGGCTCTACCATTGGCATCGCCTGTGCTTAACTGTAATCCTTTAGCCTTGCATCCAAAGCAAGGGTCTATATGACAATTACTATGGTCTATTGTAATAACTTCTTCTTTACTTGGAAATGGTTTAGGTGATGTAGCATCACACTCAGTACATCCATATAAGGATACATACTGATTCATCTGACCATCTTTTAATTCATATGCCCAATCAAGAACTTTACTTTTATGGTCGCACTCCATATTGCTCCCCTACTGTGCTGTAAAATTAGCCTCTGTAACTCCAACATTGCCTGCTATTAATCTTGCCTTAGTATCTTCATCAACTATATAACGATGTCCTCCAAGATAAACTTCTTGGTAATTCTGTAAGTCTTCATCTACTAGGTAACGTACTTGTTTATATGTACCGTTATCACGAATAATAGTTATCCCACGATTTAATTTATAAAAGTAAAACAAGCGGTGTCCACCCGCTGGACCTTCTCTAACTATTGGTGTATCAAAAACATATGTAGTCATTTAAGTCCTTTATTAAGAGAGGGGCAGGGTATAAGCCCTACCCCTCATTGCTACTAAAGAGCAGCGATTGATGAACCTGATTCGATTCGATATAGTGCTTCTTCACGGTAGCGAGCAAAGCCAAGTACGCCATACCAACCCATTGGGCGATGACGCATTAACTTGTCAACTACTGGTCCGATAACTACATGTGGCTCTTCAGCAACGGCTTGTGCCATAGCCTGTGAACCGCAGATAATTGTGCGGAAGTTACGTGTAACAGGAGTTACAGTTAGAGTATTAGTTCCAACAGTACCTGAGTTAGCAACGCTAACAGTGAATGTAGTATTAGTTGCACCTACTGAGATAGCAGTAATCTTTGCTCCAGCGCCCACGTTGGTTCCAGAGATTTTATCTCCGACCTCAGCACGACCACCAAAAGCACCATTTGCTGCCACGATTGTAAATGCTCCAGATACTCCGCTAACTGCAGCAGCAGTAGTAAGAGCAGTTTGGTCTGCACCATCTTTGGCTGAGTAAAGACGTGGTGACTCAATATAGAATGCACCTTCGTAGTTACCAATTTCTCCTGCCCAGATGCGGTCCTGTGATGAACCGTATTGGTTAGGAAGTAGCCAGCCTTGTCCTGAAGAGGACTCAGCACGTAGGTCGTGTGATACTTCTGGGTGAATACCAGCCCAGTATAACGCACCCTTACGTGCAACAGCCTTAGCAGAACGTAACTTAGCGACAGCCCTACGGATGTCTGCTGAGTCAATTGTTGCTGCTGCTGTGATTGTTGCTGTTGAGGTTGCTGTTGAACCTGAGTAGATTACGTTTGTTCCAGCACGCAATGTCTCCATTGCTACTGCATCAATTGAATCTGCTAGGTTGTAAGCGATAATATTTGCGATTGCTGGGTCTACATCAGCAAGGCTGAATAGTTCCAACGCACGTGTTACCAACACTGAGTTACCGTACTCATTAAGAGTAATAGCAACTGTTGTTGGTGTAGATAGTGCTACTGCATCTGGGTCAGTTGTTTCTGCCAGAGTAGCAGTGCTTTGAGCCAAGTCAACGTAACGTTGTAGAACAACGGTTGAGCCTGGTATTGATTGACGGGCAGGTGTTTTATCTGCGACTGAACGAATTAGTGGTTCAGAACGGAGAGCAAACTCCAATAAGCGGTCATACGCTTGCTGGACAAGACCTGCACCACCTGCGGTTCCTCCAAGTGTGGTAGAACCTACTCCTGTGTATGCATTAGGCATTTGTCACCTCCAAGGTGATTAGAATTACTATGGATTAATTATTGATTTGCACGGAGGATGGCAAGAATTTCATCTGCAGATTGTGCATTAGATATCTTTGTTTCCAAATCCTCTGTACGTTCAGGGGTTAATGAATTCTGAGTAAGAACATCTTGCTGCCTTAAGGCTGCTCGATTAAGTTCTTGTTCAGGATTCGCAGACTCTGCGCTTTTTAATCCAAACAAATCAGCATTTTCGTCAAGCCAGGAATTAACTGACTCTTCACTAATGTCTTCTAAGTCTTTCATAATTAAGCGTTGTGCCTTTAGATTAACGCCCTTCTTTTCTAGGACTTCCTTGACGACTCTCTCACGCTGCACCTTGGACAATCCCTCAAGTTGCTCAGTAAGTTCCTTAATACGCTTCTCGTCTGCACGTTTGGCTTTTCTTAGTTTCTTAACTAAGTCATCGCCTTGCAGAGGTATATCGTTATCTTGGTCTTCGTCTTCGTCTTCCCAGTAGTTGTTGCTCATAGCAACCCACCCTTCTATTCGTTGATTAGTCGCAAGCCACAAGTCAATTCGGGGAAATTGGTTGGCTCTTGCTACCAGACTTATACACCCCACGGGGCTGGTCTATCCGTGTGGGGAATCTATTTAGAACTGACCTGCGGAAGAACCTCTACGCAAGTATGTGGTTGATAATCCTGCTGCACCTACACCAGATGAACCCTGGAATGATGCTTGTTCAGTGGCTACCAATTTTTCTTTCTTTCGTTTAGCAGATGCTAAACCTTTAAAGGTTGCAGATTCTGCATCTGCTTGTCCATATGTAGTGCCAGTTTCAGAATATATGTTACCAAGTTTAGAAGCAGTAGGTAGTTCCTCAGCAATGGTTGAGTAGCCAATCTGTGCTTGTTCTCTACTAATACCAAATCTAGCAAGGTCTTCTGCACTAGCAGCAGTGGCTGGTAGTCCTTGACCTATTGCAGCACCACCAATTTCGGCAGCAGTTGCCTTCTCTTTAAGAGTTACTAAAGTCTTTGTTGGGTCTAAGAAATACTTAGCAAGTTCTGTTTCGCCAATACCATAGAATTGTTGAAAAGCATTCTTAGTTGCTGGGTCAGCCATTTTAACTCTATCAACCGCAGTGGATACTCTGTCTTTAAATTCAACAGCAGATATGTCCGCTCCAATAACATTGGCTATTGCTTTTTGTCTATTCTTACGCTCAGTAGGGGTTGCACCTACACCAAAGTAATCTTGCAAACCATATGCTTTTAAAGTTTGTGAATAACTATTTTCTAAATCTAAATACTCTGCTTCGTTAATAACATTTCTACCACTAGCAAGTCTTAGTTCATTACCATAAAATCTATCTTTATAAGGTTGGGATTGCTTAAGTCTAATAGTAGCCTCTCCAGTACCTATACCTTCTTTCATATAGCCTGAAATCTGGTCTGCTAATTCTACTAAACCATAAGAAGCAAATACATCTTTGAGTAAAGCAAAAGCATCTACTCTTGCTTTCTCATCTTGCATTTTTGCATAAACTAAACTTGGGTCTTCACGAGTATCAATATCATCTCTGGTGTCATCTTTAAGTTTATTATCTTCCGTATATAAGGTATCTAATCTTTGACCCATGGCACCTAGTTGGTCTAATATCTTTTGTGCATCTGCTGCAATTTGAGCAGATGTTTTAGGTGCTGGTATTTTAGTACTACCACTAGATTTTGGAGTAACTGTAGGTTGAACTAATTTACTACCACTTGCTGCCTGACCTCCACCTTTAGGTGCAGCACCAGATGACTTTGTTGCAGGGGCAGCAGGTTTAGCAATAACTGCAGGTATTTTAGGAGTAGAAACTCTATCTTCTCTTTGATTAGCGGTTGATTTTTTTACGGCCATTATGCCATCAATCCAAAGTCTTTAAGTACATCATATGCATACTTAGAGGCTTCTTCTCTAGCGTTCTTAGTCTTACCCCAGCGAGGGTCATTACGTAACATCCTATCAAAGTCAGTTAGATTCATTGCTCCCTTATTTCCATTATTCTTAAGCGCTGTTTGAATGGTTGGGTCCAAGACATCAATAGCATCTGGACTTAGTTCTAATACTTGAGCCATGTTATATTTATAATTGCTTGATAACTCTGCAAGACTTACGTCCTCTGATATAACATCAGATAGATTGCCATATGTAGCCTTTGATATAGCCAAGATTTTAGCGTTTATCTTTTTCAAATCGCCTTGACCTTGCTTTAATTCATTAGCCACATAACCTAAAGCATCTTTACTATTAAGGTTAATTCCATACTGCTTTGCATAGGCTAATACGCCATTAACAGCCTGTGCTGCTCCAGCCCCACCCTTTAATACAGTATCAATATCAGAACCTTCAAGTGCTTTACCAGCCACCTTACGCATTAGTTCCATCTTATCTATATCATCAATATATTCACCAGCAACATTTTGGCTAGTCTCTGTTGTAGTGGTGGTTTTAATTGCTTTCTTTTCTAAGGCTCTAAGTTGTTTATAATACTCATCGTGTTGTTGTTTATTAGCACCAGTACCAAGATAATTCATCATGAATCTATCTAAGTCAGAAGCAGCAGTATCACGAGTTGTGGTTATTGAACTATATCTTACATCTGGACCAGCGGGAGTAAATTGTTTATCCATATACTCGTCAAAAGTAATAGGCTCTTTAACGCCACTAAGTTCATAATCACGAGTTACTTTTTTGCTGTACTCTCTTAATGCATATAACAAGCCATCGGTAAAATCATTACTTTCGGTTGCTTTATTATTATAAGTTTGTTTATTAATTAAACCTGCTTTAAGCATTCTATCAAATAAAGCCTGCATTCCACCAGGTTGCTTACTAGCATCTTCTAAAATTTTCTTTTCTATTTGATTATAACTATATGCTACTTCTGCAACTGTATTTTTAGTAGCACCACTAAACCCAGGTAGTTTGCTTACAAAACCTTTTTTACTTGCCCATACAAAATGTTCTGCACCATTTCCCTCATAACCTTGCATACTAGACCTAAGAAAACTTTTACCATTTTCATCAGTATCTACAATTAGTCCTGCTTTTCTAATAGCATTGCCAAACTCATCTCCCTCAACAAACTGAGGTCCACTAATTTCAGGGTCGCTAGGATTATTAATGGTTGCGTTTATGGCATCAAGTTCTTCTTGTCTTCTTGTTACCTCATCTGTGTTACCAGAATCTTTTGCTCGTTGCAATGCATCTTGAACTTTTGCTTTTTTAGACTCTGCTAGTTTGCTTTCAAGAACACGAATTTGCTCTCTTAATATTTTTGCAGCAGCAGCCGCATCGTTGTAATCTTTAGTTCCTATTTCATATTTATTTAATTTAGATTCAGGACCATTAAAGCCAGTAAGTTCTGATTTCTTTTTATTTAATTGTTCTTGTAATTTTTGTTCTTCTGTTTTCTTAGGTGGAACATACGAAAATGGCATTAGAATCTCTCCCTTGCTGTGTAGGTATCACGGGAGTAGTAATCAAGTATAGCCTTGAATACAGCCCTGTTTGCTTCTTTTAAAATTGGGTCTCCAACCTGTAAGTCATCTATCAATGCTTTAATGTCTTCTTTCATTTCCCGCTTAATTTCTGAGAAGTTTGATAGTTCTCTCTTTGATGGGTCATTAGCAAGGGATACAAACTGTCTTACTCTTGAAGAAACCATTGCTAGTCTTTGTTTAGTTCCAGCATCTACATTTACTTTATTATCAATAATGATTTGTTCTACGCTGGATAACATTGCTAACTCACTACCAACCTCATTGCCACCAGCAGTTAAGGCTGGTTCTAGTAATGGGTTGCTTGCTTTAAGAGCATTACGTCTTGCTGTAGAAGATTTAATAATAGCCCTACGTGCCATAGTATCGCCAGAAGATGCTAAGAAAGCCTTCTCTTCTTTGGCTATATCGTAGTAAGCCTGTTTATCTCTAGAAACTAATACATCTCTGTAGTAGGTCTCTAAGTCTTTATTGCCTAGTAGTCCCGCACCTTCTAACCATGCATAGGTGCTAACATCAAAGTCACCAGTGTTTGGTGCAAATATAAATGCTGATTCACCATAGGTCTTAATAATATCTTGATTTTCTATAGCCCAGTTCTTTAACTCTTTAGTCTTATTAATGATTACATTAGTCTTTTTGTCATCACGAGATACTGTATAGATTAATTTACCTGGGTTTTGGCCTATATATGTAGCAACCGCTAACTCATATGGGTCTTGAATATCACCCTTATACTTTTCAGTTACTGCATTTAATATATCAAAGAACTCTGGACGTAATCCAGTTATGCCTACCTCTTTAAGATAGTCAGGTACTCCAATAGATTCTTGCATTGATGGAGCAACTGGAGATATTAAACCTAATATAGAACGCATAACTACGATGTTATGTGCTGATAAACGAATGTTCTTTAGGTATGTAAACTTCTCTTCTTCAGTAGCATTAGGGTCTAACATATACCCTTGAGAAGCATTGTATGCAATAGCCTGCATTGCTGCAGTAGCCTCTTGTCTACTCTTCTCATTTTGTGGAAGTAGTGAATATAACTTCTGTAAAGAAGATGGAACTAAAGCACGAACAACATCAATGTTATCGCCAATACTACCTAGTGCATAGTTATCTATCTCTTCGCCAACCTTTCGGCCAGCAGTACCACCTACTTGACCTAGTACATTTTTCATTGCAATGATGCTTAATGCGCCAATTGGTCCTGATAATGTAGGTAAACCTGCATCTGGAGTAAAAGATGGGTTAGCCAACTTTAACTTCATAGTGAAGTCATTGAATATAGGCTGACCAAATCCTGATTCACCAGGAGTAAGAGTGCGAACAACATTATCTACTGTCTTAAAGATAATATCATCCATTGGCATCATTACATATGGGTCACCATTTTGGTCCTCATATATACCACCAGCAGCATCTAAGCCAACGTGGGCTAATCTAGTGCGGTATAAAACTCGTGGTGATACATCCTTCATGCGAAGAATACGGCGCCAGAAATCTTCAGTAGCACGGTAATATCTGCCAACATTTCGGGCTGATATTGCAAAGTTAGTACGAACAGTTGGGTTATCAACAAACTTTAATACTTCATCTGCAGCCTGTTGAACAGATACTTCTGCAAAATATTTTTGTGATTGCAATATTGCTTGAGGTTCTGCATCTGCTTTATTAAAACTTTTACCCATGGCAATTGCTTCGGCTTCCATGTTATCTAAAAGTTTTTTAGCATATTCTTTCTCTGATTGAGAATAGAACTTACGAAGTCTTAGATAAGCAACCATAGTAGCAGGTTGACGAATAATTCCAGTTACCTGTCTATCCATCATTTCCATTGCTGTATTACCAAAACGTTTATATACGTTACCAAAGTCATCTAGTCCCTCTATTTCAAGGGATGTATACATCTTTCCAGTTGGTTGGAATCCTTTTGTTAGGTCAGAAAACTCATCAAAGGTAACACCCTTGGCTGCTTTAACCCAAGCACCTGAAATAAACTCTGCTCCACCCGCTGTAATCTCATCGTACTTTGATTTAATAGTATCAACTAATGCTTGATTATACTTTTGAGAATCTCCATGGAAGTATCTGTAGGTATCTGCAAGAATTTCATTAACTAAATGACGAGCAATATCAATATCACTCTTACCCTGTGAGCGCAGGGTATTGGTAAAACTTCTGCTTTCTAAGAAATTATCTAATGCTTTTTTATCTCTTACGCTAAATAAAAATTTGCCATCTAGTTCATCTAATGTTAATTGAGTAAGGTCATCAAAGACACCCTCAACATTACGCTCAATGCCTACCTTTGATAGCAGTTCATTACCAGCGTTATACCAATCTTTGGTATCTCTTAAAGCATTATTCTTTAAGAATACAGTTGCTGGATTAAAGTTATAATCATCTAAAAGTCCATATACTGTTTTACGGTTTCCATAGAAACGTTTTACAAAGTTCTCAAAGTGAATAACATTGGCACCCATACCATTTAAAATATTATCTCTTATTAACTTAGAAGTTTCTACTTCTTTACCCTTAAGACCTACCTCAACTTTAAAACTTTTTTGAAGATACTTGATAAGTTTATCAAATTGATTCTGGTCTAAAAATTGTTCTGCCACCTCTGGTACTTGTTTACCAGTTATGTTCGATGCGCTAGCAATAGAGCGTGTTGCTGAACCTAAGTATTGAGAGTTTAGAGCAAGTGCTTCCATTAACCAGTTCGCTTCATCAGCATCTAGTTTAGATGTTAATTTAGTGCCATACATTTCTACCGCTGCTAAGGCTTGCGCCCATTTGCGTTCTGCTGAAGTTAAATCAGCAACATCTTTTCCTAAATCTTTTGCATAATCAGATAGTGCTATGTGTCTAGTTGCATCATTTAAAGATTCTGAAGGTGTGTTAAGTTTTAATTTACGGGCAAGGGCTTGACGTAACTTTTCACCAGACCTAGAACCAGCATAAGAAGAAGCAATATTGCTTGCAATACTTCCTTTTCTGCCTAAAGTTTTGTCTCCCTTTAATACTCCAGGGACAAGTGTGTCCATAATATTCTTAGCAGGTGCTGTAAGAAGGTACATCATAGTCTCATCTATAGCACTTCGTATACCCAAACGTGGGAAAAGTGTAAACAAAGACCAAGAGTTAACCAACTCAGTAGCAAATCTATGGTTAGTAGAACCTTTTACGGTTAATAAAAGATTCTTTTTGTTCTTTAATTCATAAGACATTTGGCTTAAAGCAAAATAATCTAATGAACCTAAAGCATTTGTTTCTTGATAAGGTTGAATAATGCTGCCAGTCTTTAAATGTGGCACACCATCTCTATAAACTACAAAATCCTTTGATAGTGTTTGGGCTACATCTGGTCTAATTGCTAGTTCTACGCCCTCATCCATAGCATTGGCTACGCCATACTTAGCATTTAAAATTGTCATTGCTAAATCTTTACCACCAGGATGCCCAGTAATACCATAACGCTCAATAACTGCGTAATCAATTGCCTTCATAATAGAAATCTGGTCATTTTGTTTAGCATTAATAAACTTCTGGGTCATAAAGTCAGCCATATCTTTAGGCATAACTTGACGTGCAGTTAATCTAAATGTTTCAGCGGTTTCAACAGCACTCTTACCTAGTTTAATTACACCACCCTGTGGTGAACGAGCAAGTTGCTTGGCTACTCCAAGTTTAATTTTTTGCTTGGTAGTTAGACTGTCATGAAATTTCTTTAAATCAGTTGCTTGCTCAGAAATAAATCCATTTTCTGGAGATTGTTTTATTAATGTATCCCAGATGTCATCTGTTTTACTTAATAGTTCTTCATCACTACCAAATAATTTTGGATTAACAAGTTTATCTACTAATTTAGAAAAACCTTTTTCAAGTCTATTGTGAGTATTTGCAGTAGCAATACCATTGCGAGAGTATTGGACTCCATTAACACGACCTGCCATAAATTTAGGTAGGTTTTCTGCTTGTTCAAAGTATTCTACTGCAGATTTAGCATCTACAATACTATTATCTTCAAGCATCTTAATTGCTGCATCATTATTATAGGCAGGATGATTTAATTTAATATCATCAATAATTCTTTTTTGGGCTATTCTATCCCCTGCTTTTTTAGCATCTATAAGGTCTGAAACTTTAGGTCCTAGTTGGTCATCCCATAATTTACGAACGCCATTTTTTTCATCACTAAATACCATTCTAACGCCAGTAGCATTAGGAAATTCTTGAATAGTTTTTACTGCTCTAGTACCAGCACGGGCTGCTGCAGTAAAACCACCAGTAAACCAAGTTAGTGGGTCAACTGCTAATTGATAGAAAAAATCTATTTTACCTGATAAGTCTTTAGTCTTACCATCAATATAATCTCCACCAGCACTGCTGCTGTTTGGGTCTTTCTGTGTAAAGACACGAGCCAAGTCTCTACCTGGAGATACTTGTGCATATTTAACAGCATCTAATACTTGACGGAAATCATCTGGGTTATTAAGTGATTCTTCTATAGCACTAAGTAACTTTTGATTTACTGCTCCACCAGAGGATGCAATGATTTCTCCTGGTGTCTTACCAGCAAGTAATCCTTTTGCTACTTCTACTTTTTCGTTTCCAAAATAATTAACTGTTTCAGCCAATGCACCGTGGTCAAATATTCTACGACCATCCCAAGCATCTGTCCAAGTTTGCATAGAGAAAAAACCTTCACCTTGACTAGCCTGACGTGCTACTAGGTATGGTGTGTTGATAATTCTATTGTATGCACCAGCAGCCTTGAATATACCAATTAATGGAGAGGCTACAACTTTGCCAACAGTTTTTAATGCACCAATTGCGTAATCACTAGCATCTGGTGGCGCTTGCATGTAATCTGCTTTAGGGTATAAATACTTAAGTTTTTCTTGAATCTCTGGGTCTAACTCGTTGTATTCTTTTCTTGCAGCATCAGTAGACATTTGATTAAGTTTTTTATTTTTATCAACTGTCCAGGAAAACTGTTCTAATTGTGATACCTGCTCTTGTGGCAAGTTGGCTGACTTAGCAGCGGCATACAAATTAGGATTAGTTTTGGCTACAATAAAATTAACTTTTACAGCCATTAGTATCCTTCATCAAGTAATTGTCTATATACCAACTCAGCATCACCAGATGGGTCATATGGAATTAAATTTCTAAATACTTCTGTAATTGTATAAGCCCTATTAGGCAATGTTCCCATTGCTTCTGAACCAGGTCCATCACCACGGTCAATACCAGCGGTGATAGGTTCTGAAGGACGTGCAGTAGGGGCTAACAATGGTGTTGGCATTTCCATTTGTGGTACAGGATTGCCAGCCATAGGTGCTGCTACTTGATTGTCGTAATTTTGTTGTCCCTGTCCGTATGGTAATCCTGCCATGTAGGTTGCGGCTTGTGTTGGACCCCCGTCAGTACGTTGACTAAGAGCGCCAGGGCCTGATACTGGGGCTGGGTTATTCGGTTTTCTATATCCACCTTGCTCCATCATTGACATAATATCTCCTACTTAGTAAATTGTGTTTTAACATTTGCAGTACCACCGCACCACACATTGTATTGAATTGCTATATTGATTGCTTTCTTTGCTGCACCAGATGCTTTAGCATGAGTTTTAGTTTCAGACTCTAGTGCTGCTAATGCACCAAGGGCTAAGGTTCCACCAGAACCTATTGCATATAAACCTTTGTCATCTCGCATATATCCATAGTCATCACTAACTTGATATAACCTACCATTAAAACAAACTAATGCATCCCAACCTGAGTCATCATCATTCTTTGTTTTAGGTGTTGGGTCGTATCCGCCATCTATTATGGTTTGTTTCATAGATGGTAATACTCTAATCATCATAAATCTATCTGGGTCTTGCGTCTTGATTACCTTTGGTGGTTGCCATAAGTTATTAAGAATATCTCCTACAATTGCATCACCTGCAACTGCAATTAGATACTCACCAATCTTGACTATCTTGTCGCATCCCTTGGCTACATATGGTCTGTCTTGATATGAGGTTACAGTATCTGCACCTAATACAGCCCAGCCTTTACCTTGTATTCCAACTATTGCTGTCATTGTCCCCCACCTTAGTTATCTTCTTACTACTGTCCT